TTTAATCTTTTAGAGTTACGGGATACGTTTTACCATTGAACTCGAATTCAGTTTTACCCTCTTCTTTTGCCTTTCTTGCAGCCTGAACAAATGCTCTACCCTCAGTTACTGATTCACCTATTAGAGAATCTATATCAGCATGGATATCTTTCCACTTAGTAAACTTTTGATTACGAAGTGCACTATATAGTGCAATTGAATATTTTTGATTGTTATTATGAATAATTCGTTTCACATAGTTAACTGCACCTTGTTCAGGTTTACCTCGTTGAATTGAATCTACAGCACCTTTTAGTGCTTTATAATCATTAAATGCATGTTCCTTTTTTCTATCTGAAATGACCTGTGTGATATATTCTTTTGCTTTATCAACATCCCCCTTAAAGTTATTTAAGATTTGCTTTGCACCTTTATCGTTTTTCTGTAATGCTCTTTCAAAGTTACCAATTTGAGTTTTTGCTAAACCTTTAGCATTGAAGTAATCTTTCTTATCGAATATATTATATACTTTTTCAAAAGTAGAATCTTTTGATTTGAATTCTTCGTTTACTGATTCTTTTTTTAGACCTGTAAGTTTTTCAAATTGTTTTTGGTCAATCTTACCAGCTAATAAATCAAGAACGTGTTTGGTAATATCTTTACCTGTTTTTTTGTTTATTACCTGAGATTCGTTTACCGATTCAGAACAACCACCACATCCACATCCACAATCAGCGGATTCGTTTTTAGCTTTTTTACCAGCTCTTAAATCTGCCAAATCATCAGCTTCAATATCACCATCACCATCCACATCTAATTCGTGTTGGTCACCTTTCAATGATTCGTTCTTTGCTTTATATTGAGAATCAACTTGATTGAAAAATTCTCGTTTTTCCTCATCAGATAATTCTGCAGGAGATGATACTCCATGCTTTTTTAACATAGCTCTAAAGAATTTTTCATACTCGGCTTTTTCTTCCTGTATAACTTCCCTTACTAATTCTGCTAATCTTGATTTGGTTATTTTCATTTTATTTTCCTTCTTTAACTGAGTTCTGATATTCTTCGTTGAATTTTAGATAACCTTTCCTTAATCTTAAATAAATGGGTTTTAGTGCGTTTCCAATGGTCATCTGCACTCATACCACTTTCTTGTTTAATCTTTCCATACCACTTTAGAAATTGCTCCATTTCTGAAAGTTGTTTGTTAATATTACGAATACCTACCCCTATCTTTTGTTTTGGAGCTCCATCTGATTTTCGTAATTCATGCCATCTATTCTCAGAAACTCTTTTAAAACCCGTTGATTGATTGATTCTATCTACAAACTTATCATCAGTTTCTTCATCTTCATCGGTGCCATCGGTTTTCTTAAAAGCATTAGGAGTATTATAACCATCTACACTTGCAGTAGTAGTTGACTCATCTATTTCATCCTGAGTCATCATTTCTCTAACAATATTTCTGATTATTTCCTTGAACCTTTCTTCCATTACTTAACCTTTGTATTTAATTCCTTGATTAATTCATAGGCAATCATAATAGATGAAACTTGTGTATCTGATACCACTTTACCAATTTTAGTATTTTCTAAAACTGAAATAGTTTCTTTTAATTTAATTTTTGTTACTTTATCGGTAATCTTTTCCGTAAGTGTCTTTAGTTCACCAACTACACTTGGAATTTGCTTAGATAGATAATCTTTAAACTTAGAAGTGTTGTTTACGTTGTTGATGTATTCTCTTAACAATGATTTTTGTTTTTCATTTAAGTTTGAATATTTTTTGTTAAACGTTTCAACTAAAATCTTATAAGTCAACAATCTAATATCTTGGTCTTGATTCCGATATTCTTCAACGAGTTTTTTCTTTTCTTCTCGTTTTTGAGTTGCAGGCTTTGATGTAATATTCTCAATTAAAGTAATTTTTGAATTGAACACATCCTTTACATCATAGCTTTTAACACTTTTAGCTTCAAAGATTTTATAAATAGATGCAAATACCTTATAGTTTGATATAGGCGAAGATAAAAAAGATTCCATATCAAATGATTCATTGATTTTCTTTACAAGATTAAACTTCTCACGTTTTAATCTATTACCATCAATCTTATTATGGGCTTCGTTAACCGTATCAATAAATTTTTCAGCACGGGTTTCCGTACTGTATTTTTCCTGTACAAGTAAATCATACAAACGAAGTTCTTTGTTCAACTCAGTTCCTTGTTTAAAGAACTCTTGAACTATCTCCTTCGCCTTTTCTGTTGTGTCTCCATTAAGAACCTCAAGAGTAATCTGACGAACTAAAAGTTCGAAAAGAATACCTGTATTCTTAAACTTTGAATGTTTAATCTTTCTCATTAGTTATTTCCTATAATAAGTACTTATACGTGAAAATCATTGTATATAAATATAAGTATAAAATTATTTATTAAATTTTAGTCATCAAGTAAGTTTTCATCACTTAAAAAATCACCCTTTTCCGAAATCATTTTCCTTTTTGATGAAACTCCATTAATGTATTCTTTTGCTATTTTCTTTCCTATCCTCATATCCGAAGATTCATTTTTCTTCAGGGCCTTTTTATTTTCTTTAGCTCCTAAAGGGTCTCGTCCATATGGGTGTTTATCCTTACCATAAGTATTACCTTCTTTAGGTCTACCACCTTTATTCTTTAATTCGGTTTTTAATGACTCCAATTCCATCTCCACATCAGTAGGTTCTGATTCTTCCATAGCTGGGTCATTACCCTCATCTTCAATTGAACGATATCTAAATCTATCTTTCAAATCGTTAATCATATTAACTTTTTGACCATCAGATTCTTCTTTAGAGAACTTAAAGATATTCTCATAAATCCAATCCTTAGATACCATATTTAGTTGTTGGATATCAGATGCTAATCTTACTTTCTCACTCCACAGGTTTACCTTTTCCTGTTCGTAAATTGTAGATGGATTAACTAATGCTAATTCAAAGTTTACCATTTGATAGTCATCCATTCCTTGTGCTGCAAGGTGAACCACTGCAATCTTAGTTAATTCAGATACGAGAGTTTTTTGAATTCTCTCAATAGTTCTTGCGAATCTTACATCTTCTGCAGCAAGAGTTGCTTTACCATTTACGTTCTCATCGTATCCTAAATATGCTTTTGGAATTTTAAGAGCTGCAAATAATTTGTTTCTTAGATATTCAATATCATCAATAGCAGAATATTCTAATCCACCCAACGAATCAATTTGAGTTCCACTATCACCACCCCTAACAGGTAAGAAGAAATCCTCGGTTAGATTTTGCATATTATACTTTAAGTTGTATTCTCCTGAATTTCTATCAACAAAAGGAACTTTCTTCATTTTGTTAATGATTCTTTGCATGTAGTTATCAACCTCAGTTGGTGGAATGTTACCAATATCAATTTTGAAAACTCTCTTTTCGGGTGCTCTCATGATTCTATGAATCAACATTGCATCTTCCATTAAAGATAATTGTTTCCAAATTCTTCTACCATTCTCAATCATAGCCTTTCCATATGGAAGGAAGTTTGTATCGGATAGCAAACGGAAGTGAGCAATCTCAAAGTTTTCATATTCACCTTTTCCTGTTGGGTCATGTGAAATCTCAAACTTTACATAGTTTGGATTACTTGGGTCAAACCCTTCAATTCTTTCCGTTTCGTAAATTGAAGATGGTTGAACGTTAATAATACCCTTTTCAGGTTCAATCTCTAATTGTAAAAAGAAATCCCCATACTTAACCAAGTTTCGTGTCCATGGCCAAAGATTTGCCTCAACGTTCAATATATCGTAAAAGAGATTATCTAATATCTCTCTTACCTTTTCATTTGATGAACGAATTTCGAGTGTATCACCGAATTCATTTTTTAGAGTAGATTCATCTGCATAGATATCAAGTGCCGATGATAAAATCGGGTCATTATCCATTGCATCATAATCTCTGAATAATTCTCTACGAACTTGATGGTATGCCATTGATTGTGCACCACCCTGTTGTTCATAGAATGACTTCTGAATCTTAGTGTATCTATCTCTAAGATTTACTAAGTTAGTATTTCTCTGTCTTTCATCGGTATCAACAACCTTTCTTTTACCCTGATTATCAATCTTAACGATTGCTTGAGTAGAGAAGAGTTTGGTTAACCTACCAAAGAAATTTCTGTCCTGTTGTTCTGCCATTGTTTTGTTTTTGTTTTATAACCTTTATTTTACCACATCTTGCATGACCAATATCTTGCTTTGTGTCTTGGGCCAGGATTATCACAATTGTGTCTTGCCCTAAAAGATTTCTTTCTTTCGGGGTTATCTTTCTTAATCCTTGCACCCTTTTGACCAAAGTTTACTTTAACAACGTTTCCTTTCGGATTATTAACGTAAACTTTGAATTTTTTTACATCACCCTGCATTACTTTACCAAGTTTGACATCTCTACCATCATACTCACCCTCAGTAATCTCAGGTTTATATTCTTTTATAAATTCGATAAACTCTTTTAAATCTTGATAATTCTCAACATCATATTCCATAACAGTACCTGTGTGTTGGTTCTTAAATTCGTTGTAAAGTTGTTCTATATAATTATCCATATCAAATTAGTTTACCTCATCTATACTATATAAATATTATAGTTATAAGTTTACAATAACCATTTAGTCAAATCTTCTTTCTGACCATTTATATCCATCTCCCATGGGTTATCTTCCATAGAATTTCCACCATACAATCCTGTATATGTTTGTGTTGCAATACCACCCAATGCACGTTTAGTTAAATCAATACCTTCCTGTCTTAATCTTAGTGCAGTATCCCTAACCCAAAGACCAATTGATAAACACATAGTAAGGTCATCATTATATCCTCTCATTGCCTCTGCCCTACCATTATTCCAAATAAAGGTAAATAATTCATCTATGGTTCTTACCGAACGAATAATTACTGATTTTTCTCTGAAATATTCATCTAACTTTGATACAATCAAAGGACGAGTTCTTGAAGTTGTTGAGAATCCTGCAACCATACCCCTATCTTGTGCTCGGTATTTGTTTGAGAATTGATTTTCAACATCTACATATTTCAAATCCTTACTCATGTAATATAAGTTAGGATAATTTCTATCAATTACCTGTTGGATTGTTGCCCAACCAATATTTGCGTTCTCAATCACGAGTAGTGCATTATTATATTCCGTAGAAAGGGATACGAGAAAGTTCCCGTAATCTTTGGTATCTAACTTACCTTTATACTCTGCAACCTGCTCACAGGTTTCGATATCAATCACATGACATGCAGAATAATCCGAAGAATCTCCTCGTGCAACATCGGCAATGACCATGTAAGATTTTTCATAATTTGGATATTCCCATTTCCAAAGGTTTCCGTCAAATCCTGTTTTCTCAACCGGGTCTTGTACGTAAGTTTCTTTGTAGAACATCAAAAGTTCAGGGTCAATAACTGACTCACCCGATGAAATAAAATCACAATCACATTCTTGTGCAGCACCCTTTGGCCCTAATAGAACTTCTTGTTCATCTCTCCAAGCCTGGTCTCTCTCAGGGTGAACCGTCCAATGTAATCTAATATTATTAAATGTATTAGAACCATCTTCAGAACCTACCCATGTTTTGTGAAAGAAATTACCCACACCATTTGGAGTAGATAGGATAATTGCATTACCACCCGTTGATAATGTAGATTGTGCAGATACCCAAATCTCTTCAATCTTATCGATAAATGCCGCTTCATCAAATACTAATAGAGATAGTGCTTCAGAACGACCAGCATCACCGGCTGCAGAAGTTGCTTTAATCTGAGAACCATTTGAGTATCTAAGAGATAGTTTGTTATCTTCTACCGTTTCTAACTTTAACCAAGATGGTAAATATTGATTCATTACTCGAACCTTCGTTACAAGGTTCTTAGCAACTTCCTGTTTGGTTGCAATTACCAATACATTAAAATCATCATTGAATAACATCTTCCACAATGAGAATCCTGCAGTTAATGTAGATATACCTGTTTGACGAGATTTAAGAATAATATTATATCTATGGTCTTTAAACTCTTTTAAGGTATCTTCTTGAAACGGAAAAAGGTGAAAGGGAATTTTTCCTCTCACCGGATGCTGAATCTTACAATATTTTTTCATGAAGTATATCGGGTCTGATGCACACTTCTGATACTCTTCAGCAATTATTTGTTTTAATGTCTTCTTTTGTGCCATAAATTATTTATCCACCTGCTGCAAAGAATAATGCAAGTATTCCGCCTGCAACTGTTCCCAATTTCCATAGGAAAGTATTTCTTTTTTGTCTCTTTAGTTCCTTCTCCAATTGCTTAGATTTTTCACTTTCTAAACCAAACTGCTCGTCTTTCTTTTGGATAATACCGTCTAAATTAAGAATCTTATCATTTAGATTAGTTATTACACTATCCTTCAATACAAGTTTATCATTTGATAACTTTAATAAATCATTGGTTTCGATTAACTCCAACTTTAAACCATCAAACGTAACTAAATCCTTAATTACCAGTCTTACTATCGGTGCTTTCAGTTTCACCACCGAGTCCCTCTTTGTCACCATCGAGTCTTTTTTGATAACGGTCTGTGAAAAACTTGACAAGCTCATCGAAAGTAAGAACATCAACATTATTAACTTTTTCATTCGTTTTGTTTTTTATTGTAGTGATATTACTTTGTACTCTATCTATATCACTATCAATTAGTTCTATCTCTGAATGTAACGATTCTATTTTTAAATCTAATTCATCGTTTGCAATTGCAATTGAATCAATATCACTTTGGATTTCTTCTATTTTTTCATCAAATGCAGCAACATCAGTTTGAATGTCATGCATTACCATTAGATTGTAACCCACAAATCCTAAGATTACAATCAATATCAGATATATCTTTGTATTGCTAGTCATATTACAATGGTTGTACTAATTCGTAATTTTTATCTTTTAAGAGTTCGTATGCCGAATTTCTCTTTTCAATAACTTCAGTAAGTTCTTTCTTACCACGTTCTATATCGGTTTCAATTTCAACTCTAAGTTCGTCTACACTCTTATCTGATTTCCATTTCTCAACTGAGCCATCATCATTTACAAATTCATGTATATTAGTGACTTCACTAAGTGCAATATTTAATTTTTCAAGTACATCGGTACCATACGAAGCCATGTTAGAATAAATCTTATACTCACTATATGTTTCCCACAATCCATCATTTCTGATTTCTTGTTCTCGTTTTGCTAAACACTTAGAACAGTAACCCGTTTTTGAAATCAGTTTTTTATCAGTTGGGCCAAATTTCTGTTTATCACATTCAGTTGCCTTACAAGTTGCAAGTTTTTGTAGATATTGTCTTACTTCAGACATCGTATCGGTAAGTTTAGATTTTTTTACCCTACCATATGATTTTTGTTCCCAAATGTTTCCCTTATCATCTTCCCATACATCACCAACTTCTCGTTTAACTTCTTCCTTGATATTTGAAAATGAAATTTGAGTATCTTTTTCATACTCACCCGTCATTACCATATCTACCAACTTTCTACGAGTTGGGTGCATGAATTTTTTGTTGAAATCTTTTTTAGCCATAAACCTTTTATATATACTTATATATAAGTATTGTTTTTTTTACTATTCGTAAAATAATCCAAGAATCTGATTAAGAGGTGCAAATGTTCCTGTTAGTTTGAAAGTTTTTCCATTGTATACAAATACAATACCTTCGTTTGGAACAATCTTATCTTTTCCGCCAATTGCATTCAATCTCTGAAGTTCTAATTTAAG